GCGTGTCTAAGGCTGTAGCTAAGTGCTACGGCGGCAAGATGAAAAAAGGCGGCGAAGTAGATGCTGCTGACATCAAGCAAGATAAAGCAATTGTTAAAAAAGCCTTTGCTATGCACGATAAACAAGAGCATGGCGGTGAAAAGACTGATCTTTCCAAACTCAAGCGTGGTGGTCGTCCTAAAAAAGAATGCGGAACTGTACGTAAATACAAGACCGGTGGCTCTGTAACCAACGTTTACGAAGCTAAGAAATCTTCTGGTGACTTAGATAACATCCGCAAAACCAAGTTAATCGAACCCGGTAAAGCAGCTGCCCCATCTAAAGCAACTGTAAAAGGCAAAGACGTCGGTGCTAAAACCACCGGTGCATCTGGTCACAAAGACCCATACATTAAGAGCAAAGAATCTGGTAAAGCAGCTGCAGCTCCATCTGGTGCTAAAGGTGGACCAAACAAATACAAGTGCGGCGGTAAAGTAAAGAAAATGGCCGGTGGTAAGCAAGTAGGCGCAACTGAAGCCCAACAAAAATACTACGACAAGAACATGGCTGAAGGCGACAAAAAAGCAGCAAAAGCCGATTACGAAGCCTTTGGTTCACGTGGCGATGCAGCTCGTAAAGGTATGTCAGAAGGTCGTATGGATGCACTTGGCAACCCATATAAGAAGGGTGGCAAAGCAAAAGTAAAAAAGTTTGCTGACGGCGGCTATACTGGTGACGATCCGATTGTTAAGTATCGTATGGGTATGACTGACGCTGCTGGCAATCCAACAATACCAACTCCGGCTGCTGCACCAGCTCCTACAGCACCTAATCCAGCTATGATTGAAGACGAAAGCGATCGCGGCAATGTAAGCCCAGCTGCTGCAGCTTTCAACAAAGATATCCCTGGCGCAGGTCCAGTGGCCCCATCTACAGCATTACGCCCAACTCCAAGAGTGCGTCGTGTTACAGCAATGAAAAAACCTGGCATGATGGATAATCTATTAGCTAAGCCAAGCGTTAAAAACTTCTTAAACAACTTTAACCAGTCTGCTTTAATAGGTGCTAAAAAAGGCGGCAAAATTAAAGGTAAATGCTAATATGCCATCCAAAAGCCAAGCACAAGAGCGCTTGATGGCTGCTGCGGCACACAATCCTAAGTTTGCTAAAAAGGTTGGTGTGCCCACTAAAGTTGCCAAAGAGTTTAACAAAGCCGACAAAGGCGTCAAACTTAAATCATTACCAAAGCGGGTTTCTGGTAGGGGGCGCTAAATGGCGTACAGCAACACAACTGGTCAAACAACAATCAATGTTGACCAGCTAATTTCATACGCATTTCGTGATTCTGGCAAAGCTGCCGAGGAAATGACGCCTGAGCTAGTTAATGCTGGCAAACAGGCGCTTTTTTACAACCTTCAAAATCTTTCCAATTTAGGCGTTAATCTTTGGCTTTTGGAAAACCAATTATACGGTGCCCTAACAGCCCAGCAACAATTGGTTCTTCCAAAAACCACAATTGATGTTCGTGAAGCAAACTGGGTTTATATTATTAACCAGTCAGCTTCTGAATATTTACCAGTAGATAACCCAAGCTCCCCCGCAGTATTTGATCAAAACTTAGATTTAGTTTCCACATCCACTGTAGGTAAAAACTATTTTGGTCTTGAATACACATCTGCCCAGCCTGTTTATTACGTTGGTTTTAATGGTTACGCTGCTAACGGTGGTACAACCACATACAATTTTGCGTATGAAGTAAGCAATGACGGTGTTACTTGGAAAACTGTACAACAATTTCCAGCCACCACATTATCTGATAAACAATGGCAATATTTTAATATTAGTATTACCCCAACATACAAATATTATAGATTACGTGAAACAGTAGCAACAACTTTTTCTATTCGTCAAATTGTGTTTTCAACCAGCCAACAAGTTATTCCTTTGGCCCGTTTAAACCGCGATGATTACTGGAATTTACCAAACAAACAGTTTCCATCGGTTCGTTCGTTACAATACTGGTATGACCGAACCATTGAGCCTTCAATGTATTTATGGCCTGTGCCAAATAATGATTTTCAAATGTTTCAGCTTCTTGTTGAAAAACAAATGGAAGATGTTGGTTCATTAACAAACCAAATTTATGTTCCTGATCGTTGGATTAACTCTGTGCAAGCCACGCTATCACATCGTTTATCTATGCAGATTCCGGGTGTGGATGCAAACCGTATTCAGTATTTAGAAGGCTTGGCAGAGAAATATTTCATGCAAGCTAATAACGAAGAGCGTGATAAATCGCCTATTTACTTCCAACCTAATATAAGCTATTACACAAGATGAGCGTAATAATGACCTACGATTCGCTGGTTTTAAATATCCAGCAATACATGGAGCGTGATGACGCAGATTTTGTTGCGCAGATTCCTAACCTTATTGCGTTAGCAGAATCTTCTATTGCTGCTGAACTTAAAACATACCTCCAGCTTATTGTAGTAGAAACCAATCTAGCAACTAACCAGACTGTACTTAATAAGCCAGCTCGTTGGCGTAAAACTGTTTCTATGAAAGTTAATGGTAAACCAGTGCTGCTTCGTAGCCAAGATTATGTAGCTCAGTATCTTTCAGAATCTAGCAACGGCCAGCCACAGTACTATTCAGAGTACGATTTTAACAACTGGAATTTTGCACCAGCACCAAATACAAGCTACCCAGTAGAAATTATCTACTACGCCGAAGTGCAGCCATTGGATGAAACAAATCAACAGAATTTATGGACTGCCATTGCACCACAAGCTATGTTGTACGGAGCACTTTTACAAGCTCAAGGATATTTAAAAGCCTTAGATAAATTACCTGTTTGGAAGGGCTATTACACAGATGCTATTGCAGCACTTAAGAAAGAAGACAATTCTCGCCGGGTGGATCGTAACACTTCGGTACAGGAACCCTAATATATGACTACTCCAGTTTACGTATCACCTTTTACAGGAACCGTTGTTACAGCAACAGATGTGTCTTACTATGCTCTTGCATTTAGTTCAAATACACAACTTTTTTGGCCTTCTACAGTTAATAATTCTCAAACTCCTGCTGCAAGAATTATTGATTGCGTTGCTTCTTCTTCTGGCCTGTCTATTGCTCTTCCTCCAGGTAATCAAGGGACATTAGGTGCCGATATTCTGTTTCGTAACTTAGGTGCTCAAGCATTTACTGTTACAGATTACGATAGCGGCGCTTCATTTACTGTTCCTGTTGGTATATCTAAATACGTTTATTTAGTAGATAACACTACTGAAGCTGGTGTTTGGCATAATGTAACTTTTGCAGCTGGAACATCATACGCAGATGCAGCATCATTAGCTGGTTCTGGTTTAACAACCATATCTGGTAAATTAGCAACATCACAAAATCCTGTTGATTTAACATCATCTCCGGTAATTAACGATGCCAGCCGTGCGGCTACATTTGTTTGGAATGGAGGGGCTGGAACATTTACACTTCCAATTGTTTCTAGTTTATCAGCAGGTTGGTTTATTGGGTTTCGTAATAACGGAACAGGTTCTTTAAACATTAATCCGGTATCTCCAAATACTATTAATGGTTTAACAACTATTGTAGCAAACCCCGGCGATTCTGGTTTTATTATGTTGGATACCAACAGTGGTGGTTTTATTACCGTAGGATTAGCGCCAGTAAACAATGTAACTTTTACAGCGGCAACATACGACGTTGATACCATTCCGGGTAACACATTTAGCTTAACTTCTTTTGCCCCAATTATTCAGACTTATATTGCACAATCTGGTACACGTACTAGCACTTTAGCAGTAACATTACCCGCTATTACTCAAATTTATATTCTGGTTAATAACACAAACCAAACTGGCTATAATATTACGTTCCAAAATCAAGGAAGCTCACAACCTCCTTTAATACTATCGGCCGGCACAGTTCAAACAATTCTTAGCGATGGTTTAAACCTTTATCCTTTAACTACCTCGTCTGCTGGTTTATTTTATGCAGCAAATGGTACAGCTTCTGTTCCATCATATTCTTTTAATAATGACACTGCAACAGGTATGTATCTTGTAGGTTCTTCTATTCTTGGATTGACAGCTAACGGCCATGAAATTATTCAAATGGATAATTCAAACTTGTCCGCACCTCTTGTAACTGTAAACGCAACATTAAACGCACAACTTATTGATGGTGGGACGTTCTAAATGGCGGCTGATAATCAGCAACAGGACACCTCGCAATATACATCAATTTATTCCCTGGCTATTCCAGCGGGCATTAAACGCGATGGTACCCAATTTCAAAACGACCAATACACTGACGGTGTATGGTGCCGTTTTCAACGTGGCGACCCTAAAAAAATGGGCGGTTACCGCACACTGTTTCAAAGCCTAGTTGGTATTTACCGTGGTTTAGTTGCGCAACCATTCAACGGCGTCAACTACATTTTTGCAGGTAACTATCAAGAATTAGATATATTTACAACCGGTACAACTTATGCCACAGGTAGCGGCCCTTTTACGGTAAACATTTTACCGGGCACTGTTTATTTTACATTGGTGTCTAATACAACATCTTCTTTTGTTGTCGCTGGTAACCAAACAACTTTATTCCCAACTGGTACTAAAGTTATTTTTAGCCAGACTGGTACACCTACTGTTTATATAGTAAGCACATCTTCCTACACCTCTCCAAACACCACAGTAAACGTTACTGGTGGTTCTATTTCCGGTACTCCAGCTAAAGCATGGTTAGATAATACTCCGGTATTTACCGGAGACGCAGATCTTCAAACAGACCCATCTATTGGTAACTATCGAGTTACTTGGCAATTTGATTCAATATTTAGCCCATCTGGCGGCAATTTGCAAATTCTTGCGCATCCAGGCTATAATTTAGAAAATATTGATAATGGTGTTGTGAGCCAAGTTTTAATTGGTAATATTACCCCAGACTCAACCGGCACTTGGAATTTTTCTGGACTGTCTGATAGTGTTGGTCAAAACCCAACATATAAGCCAATCAGTGTTGACGGTGGTGTTTGTGTTTTGTATCCATTTATTTTTGTTTATGGTTCTAGTGGATATATTGCAAATAACAACGTTAGCACAACTTACGCTAATCAAAGTCCATACGATTGGAACGGTACATTTGCTAACCAAGTAAACGTAGCATCCTCAAAAGTAGTTAAGGGTATGCCAATGCGTGGTGGTACTAACTCACCATCTGGTTTGTTCTGGGCTACTGACTCCCTTATTCGTGCGTCTTTTAATTCACAGGCAACTGGAATATACTGGACATACGATATTATTTCTAGCCAAATCTCCATTATGTCTTCCAACGCTGTTGTGGAGATGGACGGAATTTATTTCTGGATGGGTGTTGATCGTTTCTATCTATACAACGGTTCTGTACAAGTATTACCAAACGATAAAAACGTGAACTGGTTGTTTGACAATATTAACTACGAACAACGCCAAAAAGTGTGGGCTACTAAGATTCCACGCTACAATGAGATTTGGTTTTTTTATCCACGCGGAACCGCAACAGAATGCACAGATGCAATTATTTACAACGTAAAAGATAAACTTTGGTACGACGCCGGTTCTGCTGTTGGGGCACAACGCTCTTGTGGATATACTACTGAGATTTTTCCGGCCCCTATTTGGGCTGATTGGAACTATGATCCAGTATTTAGTAAACCTTTTACAGTTATTGCTCACCCAGCTAGTTTGCCAGCACCAAATCAAAATCAATTTTATTTATATGGTGACCAGACTATTACGTTTAGCCCCGGTGATTCAGTATCGCTGTCTACTACAAACACATTTAATAAAACCTATAAAATTACAAATAGTGTTAATATTTACAACACTACTATTGGAACCCCGGGTGTTACTAGAGTAACAGTTTCTGAAAATTTTTCACCGTCCCCAATAGTTGGTCAAAACGTATTTTTTGTTGCCGGTGGATTTAACATTTGGCAACATGAATCCGGCCAAAATCAAATTGGTTTGTTAGGTGAAACTGCTGTTTATTCCAGCATTACAACCAGTGATATTGGTTGGTTGACTGGAACACCTAGCCAAGATGGTCTGGTTGGTGTTAACCGACGTATGCACTTGCGTCGTGTTGAGCCTAACTTTTTACAAACCGGTGTAATGTCTATGAGTATTTTAGGTCGTAAATTTGCTGGTAGCCCAATGCAGGAAATTTCTGGCCCGTATTACTTTAACCAAGATACTGGAAAAATTGACCTTCGTGTA